TTCTCCTTTAGTTTGGCTTCAATGGCGCGGGCGAACGCCAGCCTTCCGGCAACGCTATCCAGACAGTTTGCGGATAGTTCCCATATCTGCTCATCCGTCAGCCCAACCCATTCACGCTGTGGTGTCCAGCCAAGTGAAGTTGCAATTCGGATTGCCGCAGACTTATCAATCACAGGCTCTGGCTCGGTACACTCCATGCACTTGGTTGTGCATTGGCTACCTGTCTTGCAGGGCGGCTCACGCTTGGGTGGTGGCGCATGAACAGTGACAACGCTCAAAGCCCAATCAAGCCACTGCTCTGCGGTCATGTCGTAATACCCAAACGGGCCAACAGAACACAAATCTTCACCCACTCGAAGGGCGGCGTTACGCCACGCCACAGGATTCTGCTCTGGCTCACGCTCTGCCATCAGGCTCTGAATCATCTTGTAGTCATCCAAAGCATTTGCTGACAATTCCGCAATCTCACGCATTAATTCGGCAGTTTCTGGTGGAGATGTGTAGAGCGGCATCTTCCGTGTCTTACCTCCATGTCGTTTAACCTCAATGTCAAGCAATGCACAATCACCGCCATCCCAAAGTTTGTATGGTGTTTCCCCGTCAAAACTGATAGCCCACGCCACAGGCTCTGGCTTTGTTGGGGATGTGCGAGTCATGTGTTTCAACCAATCAGCCTGATACCACTCATCTTGTCCGTTGATACGCAACTTGATGTCGGTCATGTGGGCGTGTTTTGCTCTGTCAATTAAGCGTTGGATTGAATCCACTTGAATGCTGTTTATTTTTTCATCTGTGATGAGCCACGCCACAGGCTCTGGCTCTGGTTGTTCCAATGCTTGTTTGAGGGCGGCCCCTGCTTCCAGCAACAAGTCTTGTGCATATTCATGCTTGTCTTTGGTGGTCAATTGTTTTTTGAGGCAAGCGTCTGCGTACATCATCGCCTCCAGCGCCAGCTTCATTGCTTCTTTGCTCATTTGCTTTCTCCGTTCATCTGCACTCTCCAAACTAAGAAGTCGTGCTTCTTTCCAAGCTCAACAAAAACCTTACTAAGCTCCATGATGATGGCTCTCTTGGTTTCATCGTTGAGTTCATAGAACGAAGCAATACGTGCCTCAAACTTTATGTTTTCTGTGACTGCGTGTACGCTGCTCATGGTTTCTCCTGTTTGAAATACTTTGAGTTGTTAATCTCTGAAGTGAACTACTCAATTTTTTTAGATAACGGGTCTAGATCAGCCCCAGAGAGTTCACGCATCTTTTCCAAAACCTCCCCCAAAGGCTCCATAAGCATTACCCTACAAGAGCCAATAGTCACAGGATGGAACAATCGACCACCATCGCTTTCCTCAACCAGATTCAGAAAATCGTTGAAAAATGTCTTAACGAGTTCTTTGAGTTCATCTTTATTTTGTTCCATTTTAAATTCCTTATTTCAAAACAGCCATATATAGTCCAACATTACCAAGACTGTAGCCAACAAAGGCAATAGAGTGACCAAGATCACCTTGAAGAAACAAGTCAATGGCAACAACAGCATAAACAACTCCAATAAAAGCAATCAACCAACTACTCATCTTCTTCCTCGCTTTCTTCGTCCTCGTCAAGTTCTTCTTCGCTCATTTCTTCCTCAAGCTCTTGATATTTCTTACGAAAGATTGTATCAAAGTTTGAGCCAAACGTGTCCAAGTCCACAGAAAAGGGACGAGGTGCGCTACCCTTACCGCCATCACCCATTGTTATTCTCCCAAGGTTTATACAATGTATTGCAGGTTTCAAAGCTACCATCATCAAACTTCTTGACAATGGTGCTAGTCCTCACTGGCCCTTTCCCAAGTTTTGGATGATCCAAGGCGTAAACATACGCAACCTCATAGGTCTCACCCTCATAGTAATAAGGCTCAAAATCAGCCTCAGCGATAAAATACACAACTGGTTTCATTCTTTCCTCGCTTTCATTACACTGTTTAGTTTGTCCCGCATGGCGAAAAACTCGGATTCAGTCACAATACCCGGACTACCAACTTGCATCATGTCTCGTAATTGCGCTAGTCGTCTTTCTGAGTCTCCTGTCCCGCTTGCGATTGTGATTCCTTTTATAACCCCCCACGCAATACCCCAGATACACGCAACCATAGCCAGTCCACTAAAGGCTTTCTCACCGTAGTGCAGGGCTACCCACCACACGCCAAGGTCTTTAGCTCCGTCTGTCGTATGTTGCAGGGCTTCCAAGATCAATTTCAATTCTTCAATGTTCATAGTTCCTCCAAAGTTACTTCAACCATGCGACCTGTATCTGTGTCATACTTTAGTTCACAAGCAGGGCCTGTAAGTCCACTGTAGCGATTCTTTGCAACCGCAACCTTGGTGATATGACGCACATTCGGGTCTTCTGCCATTGAGTTACGCTCCAATGTTATCACGGCATCAGAGAGTTGGGCAATGGCTCCTGAACCACGTAGTTGGCTCAATGACACAGCCTGACCGTCCTCATGGCCTTGGTTCCCGTTGGGTCGCTTCAAGTGGCTAACAGCGATTAGGGTGATCTCAAGCTCTTGTACCAGAGTACGCAACCGAGTCATCATTTCGTCAATGGCCTTACGCTCGTCTCCGTTATCCTGTCCTGATACCACAATGCTGATGTGATCCAAGAAAATAACACGACAGTCACACGCCTTAGCCATGTATCGGATACGGTTCACGATGTTATCAATGTTTGTACTACCAAAGTGGTCAAACAAGTAAATACGATCTGTTCCCAAAGTAGCATCAAAAGCAACCTTCAGTTCCTCGTCACTGACCAGCGTATCAGGCAGGTGTAGTTTCTTGTTGGCGTGAAGGCTCATAATGCTTCGGGCAGTCTTACGCACTGATTCCTCAAGAAACAATCCTCCGATGTTCCACTTGGTTGTTTGCAGGATATGGTACAGAATCTCCCGCAGGAATTGACTCTTACCTAAGCCTGAACCAGCAGTGACCGTAATCAACTCAGCAGGTCGTAGGCCGTAGAGCAAAGAATTCAAGCCATTGAAGGGGTACAATGCCTCGGCAGGTGTCTCGGGCTTACTTACTTCTTCCCACAGGCTTGAGGCCGCAACGATTCCATCAGGGACATAGGTTTCTGCTTTCCACCAGACGGCAGAGACGAATTCAGCACCCAACCCAGAAACAAGGTAATCACACGCATCTTTTTTATCCTTAATGTGTTTCACAACTTTGGCCTTTGAGCCAAACAACTCAGCAACCTCGGCTGATGCCTTCTTACCCGGCTCATCAGCATCAAAACAAATCACGATGTTCTCAAAGGAATCCAACCACTCATAGTTGGCTTTACAGTCCTTCAATGCGGACTGTGCCCCGTTCCTGATCGACACTACAGGCCACTTAGAACCTAGCATTTGGTAAGCCGCTAGCGCATCAAGTTCTCCTTCCACGAGGGTGACATACTTACCACCTTTGTGAAACAAACTCTGACCAAACAAGACAGCGTTAGACCACTGACCCTCAACGCTAAACGATTTATTCGATGTTCGTCGAATCTTTGAGGCAATGTACTGTCCTGATTCGTCAGTGTACGGATAAATATGCTTATCCTGTTGCTGCTGAACCTTGAAGAATTCGCAGGTTTCAGCCGTGATTCCCCTGTCGGGAATGGCTCTGATTTCGCCTTCTGTTAACACAAGTGTCCTTTGTTTAGGTTTGGATTGATCCCTCGCTACTGAATCTTGGAGAGATTCAATTACCCCGCAACTGAAACAGTAGCTGTGCCCGTCAGTGTACAAAGCATTGGCATCGCTGGAACCGCAGTGTTCACAGGAAATATGCTTAACAAACTCTGAGGTTGTTTCGTGAATCATTTAAAACCCCTCATTTGAGCCTTTATTTCCTGTAGGGCTATCTCGGGTACTACCTCATGCCTTTCGTGAGCTTCTAGGGTGGTTTTAATCGATTCTAGGAGCATTTGGTTGCTGACAGCCCTCAGCGCACAAGACAAAACAAAGTCATCTTCTGGTAATGAATACTCAAGTATTGCTTTCATTTCAGTGACACCTTTATCAAAGTTAAGACAAAAAACAAGATAGTTGCAATCATAGTTCTTTGTCTCGTTGTTTCAAAATTTGTTGCACTCGGGTAATAACATCATCAGTGAAATTATGACCCTTTTTGTCTACAATCATCTGAGCAACATCGTCAACTAGCGACCAATAGTGTGATTCTTCAATCATAGACATCAATTCTTTGTCAATTTCTTCGTTCATGGCATGATCCTTGCTATACTATAAAGACTCTTTAATGAAAGAATTTAAAGATATTTATAATTAATAAACTCTTTAATGTCTTCAATGTCTTCAATGTACTCATCTTCGGCTCCTTTAAGTTCAAAATCTTCCGGTTTCATCAAATCTTTTCGTTCAATCACAGGGACGATATGTTTAACCTCAGCGAAGCACTCATTGCACAAATCCACGAATTCAAAAGTGTTAGCGTTTCGGCGGGTGGCCTCAAAATCAGTCAACATAGCATCACAGCATTTGCAGTGCATCATTTACTCCTTGGTTTCAATGGGACAACCTCAGTCCATGCCGCTAAGTGTACCATATTCCCTTTCAAGTCAGTCGATAATGAATACATCCCGTCGATGTGGTCAAAAAGCAACAAGCCAACAGGGGATTCGATATAAGTATTTCGTTCTATATCGAATAAAGGTTTTGGCTCAAGCCTCTCAAAGTCCCTCAGATCGATTTCACTTAACATCGTAGTGTACCCCTTCCCATGTCGGTTTAAACGCCTTCAGCGCCCGATTAAAGGCCTCCGTGGGCACGTCTAATCGTGTGCCAATGCTGTAGGCTTCGATTAATTGATCGACCAAGAATTTTTCCATCTTTGAGCCATTGTGGAAGACCTCAGATTCCAATTCAGCAAGTGTTATTCTCATGTCAACTCCTTCTTTAATACTTTAGTTTCAAAATACTCTTGGATATTCTCTAGAATATCATCACTGATTAACTCATAAATATCCACTCCCCTAACAGTGATGGATTCGCACTCATAATACCAAGGCTCGGTATAGTGGCCTGATGTTTCACTATAGCAGTCCCTCTCGACTAGGTACATTGAAACCTCTAAGGGTTCAGCACAATGCAATGAGTTGTAAACAAAAGTAGTCATTTCTGTTCCTCCAAGTGTGAATCTATAACCCTCTTAACCTCATCGTAAGAGTAGACATAGATCAAAACATTGTCAAATGGTATGACAAACCTCAAACCCTCCGCTTTAAAGTAAACGTTCCGATACATCATAAGGGAGCCTCCGGTAAAGCCTTGCGTTGATTGTCTTGATAAGCCTTTTCTTGTTCGGGTGTCCACGGTTTAGGTGGGTTTGATGGAAAAGGCCACGATGGGGTCTCAGGGTATGGTTTGCTCATGTTCTCATCATCCAGTCAGGGTATTTGGTTAAACAAATTTGGTTTACGCCATTCTCTCGCATGGTATGACGCTCATAGGTAATCTGCCCATCATAGGCTATAAACTCAGATTCTGAAACCTCCATTATGGGGTCATCATCCTCTAAATCGTAGAGGTCTTCGCTAAAGATGAAATATCGAATATCGCTCATGCTTCCTCCGATTCTTCTGCGTAAGCCTCAAGCATATTATTGGCAATTTCCCAGTAATTGACATCGGCAATGAAGGCTAAAGCATAGTCAACGGCTATATTTCCCTCTCCTCCTCCCATCTCATAAATCAAACACTCTGCGTGCTCCCTGAGTGCATCTTTCAATTCAGATACTGTAGGCAGACTACGCCCAGTGACATCACTTGGAGACATACCTTCGAAAATCTCAAGATTGACACGCCAAGTGGCGTAGTTAGTCCAGCCGTTGTAGGTTTTTTCCATTTTGATCCCCTTAAATTGATTCGACATTAAAAAAATGCTCTGCTTGATCGACATACCCAGTGACAAAGGCGCAAATAGCGTACCCTCTGATGTCATAGCGCACCATGTCGCCACAATCCAAGGTTTTCTTAAGCCTTCCCTGAAAACCCTTTTCTTTGGATACTTTCCGAATTGCCCCCATAACTGATGAGGCGTGCACCTTATACCGATTCACCCATGAGTAATTGGCCTCGCCTCCGTAGGTGTCGGTTATCTCGACAAAATAGATTTCTTTGGTCATGTTTGCTAATCCTTCGCAAGTGTTGGGCAAAATCGCCCCGTAAGCCCCCATCAGAGGCTTACAGTGGGATTTTATCGGGAAGCGTTAAAAGCGGCTCGATTGTAGGCTCTAACCTCATCAGTGAATTTAGAGGCGCTGATAACTCGGACGGCTCTTAAATCGTTGACGGGTCGAGCGTGCCTGAAATCTGATGCAATTTCCTCCGCCTTTGTTTTCGTCAGCGCCCCGTGAAGGGTGAACCATCCAGTTGCCCCCATGTTTGAATTGTTTGTTTGCAATTGAATCAAATACTTTGCTTTCATTTTGTTTGCTCCTTAAAGTGTAAGCCACAATACGATGATGGCGACAGCGCCAAGCCAGTATATCACAGTATCTGCGGGATGGTTTTTCATGGTTTGCTCCTGCGGTGTTGATGATGGTTTCATTGTAGCCCACCCCGAAGGGTGGACAATGGGTTTAGCCTAGTTTTGAGTTAAGGTAATCGGCATGAATGATATGTGTCATTTTCCTACGGACGTCCGTAATCCAATCCATCATATTAACCTCTTCTAATCGTTTCTTAATAAGTGGTTCGACCGGTGAACCTGTCTTCCATTCCTTAGCGGCTTCTGCGGCGATTCTGTCGATGTTGGCTTGGATGGCTTCGTACATGGTGTGTGCTCCTTCTGGTGGGTTGGGTTACTGGGTGACTGTGATCTGGGTGGACTCCGGCAGCCGCACTAGGAAGACCTCCACGCCTCCGGAAGTGGTTGGGTGTACTCCCACCAGTCCCAAGGCCTTCAGAGCGTACATAGCGTCGATCTGGCGCTTCTGGGAGGGTAGAACTACATCCTGCCCGTACTTGATGACTGTCTGTAGGATGGTGACTGCTGTGCTGTTGAGTGTCTGCATGGTGTGCTCCGGTTGGTTGGTTTCGTTACACTTTTTCGGTGTACTCATATATATAGCAGGAAAGTTCCGTGCCAGCTTTTGGAATTGTCTTTAAAATCAACCACTTAGCACCTCGACTAAAAACCCTAATAGGGTATACCCTTGTAGCTTTGGTATTACTTTTCCTCGATTTTCCTATCAAAAGTAATACTCGTGTTGCGTGGATACAACGCTTTTACTTGGCACAGTGTTTGCTTGCGTGCCAACACACAAATGTTACTACTTTGTTACTAGTATCTAGAGTGTATACTTTGGGATTCAGTTACTACTTAGGTTCTTGGGTGGTACTTAGAAGGTGCTACATCGCCCCTCACTTGTCCCTCCCGAGTTACCCACAGCTTCCCCACAGTAGTACTTTTTAGCCATGTGAGTATCCTGTGGATAACTTTAATGACCCGCTGGTCAGTAAACTATTCAGTACACTGAAGATCAGTACACTGAACATAGGGGGGGTCTCCGGTGGCTGCGTTGTTACTATTGCTGTAGCCTCCAGCGTTCACAAAAAAGTAAATTTAGAAGTCTAAATGTCCGAAAAGTTACTATAAATTGGGGACAGATTAGATTATGTTAAGTTATTGAATTATAAGAGAAAACTGTTGATAT